TGCAGACTCTGGTGCGGGTATTGACACGGCTACTCTCACTGCTCATGCTTCCGGAGCAGAGTCCGGACTTGGCACTGACATTGTTATTCGTATCAGCATACTCGCCGCTGACTCTGGTACCGGCCTGGATGCTTGCTCTCTTACGGCAAAGATGTCAGTAGCTGACAGCGGTGCGTGGACTGATATAGTCAGCCTGCTTGCCTCGGTCTTCGGGACCGACAGCGGTACCGGTGCAGACATAGTCACCTCTCTGGTCGCCTACTACTACGACGCAGATACCCTTAGTGGTGACGACAACGCGACTATCCTGGCCGCCATTCTTGATTCGGACTTCTGGACTGAAACAGACTTCGCCCTGCTCCAGTGGTTCATCGTGCAGTCGATCCAGGGAGACATCTGGCCAATCGCCCTGCACAATGGCGGACCCGTTCCTCTCCCGCAATTCCAGGTGCCGGTCAGCGGTACAATTAACCAGGACAACGCCTCGTTATCACTCGCGACTCCCAATGCCGTATTGTAGCTAATGTAACCCGACTCTGATAGGACGAAACCATGGCAGTTGCTGCTCCCTCCCCGGTATACCTCCAGGGCATGCCTGTCGGCTGGAATGTCCAGGCCAACGGGAATGAAGCCCTGACCGGTAACAGTCCGGACTCCTCGTTCAGTCCTGCGCTGACTGCGTCCGGTTTTCTGACTGAGTCCATCGACTTCAACGTCGCGTCAGGCACCTTCCAGCCTGCCGTCAAGGGAACCCTCTACGGCTCACTCACCTCGATTACTGAATCTGACACGCTGGTCACTAACCTGGACTACGTTGTCACCACGGCCGGAACCGGACTGACCGCCCTGCAGAACTTCGTCGTCCTGATCTCGCAGGCGACTGGTGCCGTTGCCGGGATTTCGGCCGACCAGTCCACCCTGTGGCAGACTGCGGGTCCGTTCGTCACTCCGATCGTCGTCCCGATTTCCGTCGCAAAGGGCGGATACTACGTCGCCTTCGTGGGTAACACCGCTGCCGGAACCCTGCCTACCTTTGCTGCCGGGCCGGTCAACTCTGCCGTCATCACCAACTGGAACACCACGGCGGCTGCGGGCAACCTCAACGCGTGTGTCATCGCGGCCGGGCTTACCACGGCGGCTTCAATTAATGCGGCAGCGCCGTTTACGCTTACCGGCCTGACTCCGCTGGCTCAGCGAATCGCGGTAGGACTTTCGTAATGGCGACTGAAGATGCGAATGGAACTTTGGCGGCTAGTACGGTTGCCACGGTTACGTTCACCGCTAGATACGACGACATCAGTATCCAGAATCTGGAGCCTACTGGTGCCACTCCTGGCGATGCGGGAATCATCTACGGCACCACCAACGGTTCTGCTCCTACCGTTGGCGGGGCTGACTGCTTCGCGGTTGAGCCAGGCCAGACTCTCGAAGTAGGCAATGACGGCGTGGACAGTCTCTGGTATCAGCAGGGAATGGCGGCGAACGGATTCAACTCCCCGTATCAGCCACTAGCCGGATCTCAGTACGCATCCAATGGCGGGACCACCATCAAGCTAATCGCAACAGGGACTCCTGAGTACTCAGTGAGTGGAATAGGATAATCATGGCGTTTTGGAATGCGGTAATCGCGACTCCCTCCCCGGACCCGTCGTTCGAGACAAACGGGTCTCGCGGCTGGACCGCCCAGTACCAGCAGCGTGTCGCTCTGGGTGCGACCGGCATTGTCCCGGCCGCTATCATCGACTCCGGCTCTGAAGCCGGGGGGAATCCTCCCGAGTAAGGACAGCCGATGGCTACTGCAGTTAAAGATCCCACCTGGAATACAGCGGGATGGACCGTCCAGTATACTGGGAGGCAGGTAGCAGGTGCGCCTACTGTACCGGCTCCGGTTATTACCACCAGCGGGACTGACGCCGTTCCGGTGACCACTCGCAAGAAGTACGGCGTTAACGGTACGTAAGTAAGGAATATGAAATGACTCTCGCTCCCTCCGCAGTCCCGCCCGAGCGCGTCGGGTCTTCCTACGATGTCGTCCAGGCCCCGGACCAGCCCGGTGGTCGTGGCCCGCTCCGCTTTGAAGAGGGCGTTGCGACTGACACCGCAGTTCCGAATGACTTCATGATCGGCATGATGCAGGGCTACCAGACCGCGCCTGGCCGTCCCAATCATAACGCCAACGTCTATATTAAGACGGCCCAGGAAGTCACGCAGGAGCGTGCCCACCTTGGTTCGGCCGCGTGGACGCAGGCTCCGACGATGCTGGGTGACTTCTCCGAAGGTGCCGGGCCTGAGGCCGAGGTCCAGTATATCGCGGTTGAGCGGGACGGCGCGCACTACAACCGGCCCAATAGTGCCACTGTAATAGATTTATGTGACTTAGGTCATACGACGTAACATTCGGTGTAAGAGGCTTGAACTCCTCTGAATGACCGAGAGGAGGTGATGCCCTGTGATGGACTTCCCCAGTGCTGGAGCACGAGCTTCCGGCGGCGACTTGGCAGTTCAGATATCTCCTCTTGGAATGGTTGAACTTTCCGAAGAGGAGTTCGAGATTCACGGACCTCGAATGATTAGGTATGCCAATGCCGCCGCCTTTTACCTGGGCCATCAATTACGCAGTGGATGTATAGAAAAGCTGCCGGTGAGCCACAGCTCGTATTCAATTACTCGCGCGCCCTTAGCGACTTTTTAAGACGAACTTCTGCTTTTCCAAGGGCATTACCTTCAAGGTCCCCTGGGCCTACCAGCACATCACCCCTGCGCTGCTCGACCGTGTTTTCACGATCGACAACAATAAGGACAAGTTCCTCTGGGATATCGGGAACTGCGGATCTATCATGGGGGACGTCTTCATCAAGATCACGCACGAGGATGCGTTCTTTGACGACTCCGGCGCACTTCATCCTGCCCGCGTCCGTCTCATCCCGCTAAACCCCCAGCACTGTTTCCCCCGCTGGCATGCCCACGACAAGGGCAGGATGGAGGAATTCAAGCTAAAGTACAAGTTCTGGAATACCGATGCTTCCGGTCAGCGCCTGGTCAATGCCTACGTCGAGGTAATCACCTCAAAAGAAATCCGCGAGTATATCAATGACCGGCTTATCTCCCAGCGGCCTAATCCGATGGGCGAGATCCCCATCGTCCACATTGCACACCGTCCGGCCCTGGGCTCTCCCTGGGGACTGGGCGACCTGACTCCCGACTTCATCGGACTCCAGCGGGAGTATAACGAGAAGGCCATGGAGATATCGGACATCATCAATTACCATGTCTCCCCTGTCACCGTCATCACGGGCGGCAAGCCTCCGAACCTGCAGAAGGGACCGGCCAAGATCTGGGGCGTTGATAATGATAAGGCGAAGGTCTTCAACCTGGAGGGCGGCTTTGCTGGCCTGCAGCCTGCAGAGGTCTCGCTGGATCGTATCAAGACGACCATGTGTGAAATGCAGGGAGTGCCTGTCACGGCCCTTGGCCAGGAGCAGGCTATCTCTAACACTTCCGGTGTCGCGCTGTCCATTCAGTTCATGCCGACAATGCAGCAATTCGGTATTACGGAGATTCAGTATTCCCTGGGCCTTAAGGAAACCTGCCGCCTGGTGCTGAAGACCCTGTTCATCTTTGAGCCTGAAACGGTCTTCTACGACCCGAATACAGACGGCATCATGCAGGAGGGTCAGGCTCCGCAGGTCGACCCGTCCGATTACCGGGTCTATGATATCGACCTTGAATGGGCGAAGCCGCTGCCGGTCGACGTCATTCTCAAGCTGCAGGAGATCCAGCTCAAGATGGAACTGGGCCTTGAGTCAAAGAAGGGCGCGATGCGCATCCTGGGAGAGGAGTTCCCGGACGAGAAGTTGAAGGAACTGTTCGATGAGCAGATGGCCGAGCTGAAGCAGGACGCGGCCAAGTCGATCCTGAATGCGCAGGCCGCCGCTATCACCATGGCGCTTACCGGGCTGGTGCCGGATGGCTACGGTGAGCAGCAGCCGCCGCCTCCGAACCAGGACGGTACTCCGGCGGCACAGCCAACTCCCCCTGCCCAGCAGTCCCAGAATCTTCCGCAGCTTCCTGACATCGGCGGGATAGCAGCCGCAATGGCGCAGTCGGGTAAGAACATGATGGCTGACATCGTCGCTGACGCGTACGGGGCGCACACGACTCCCCGCCGGGATATCGACGTGAATCAGAATGACACGACGTAATGAGTGCCCAGGATCATCTGAATTCGGTCCAGTTCAAGGGTAAGTACCTATACCATGAGTCCCATCTCAATGATCGTGAGTCAATACGATCAGGCGGACTGGAAGCTCGTACGCCATTCAATAGCTGGGGGGACGGCAGCAAGACGCCCAAGGGCGTGTACATGTCGGAGGGTAATAACTCGGAGTATGGCAGCAGCATGAACTCCGCGCAGCACTTCGGGTATGACCGCTGGCGGGTTAACGTCGAGGGCATCGGCGCGCAGAAAGATCTTGACACCGGGCACACCACGTCCTGGCACACACCAGATAACATCTCACCAGATCGGATAAAGCTCGTCAAGAAGGGCTCACCCAACTGGCAGCAGAACATTTGATATGCTAGGCAATAAGTTAAAGGATACGCACTACCACTCGGGCTCAACTCGGACACTTACTCGTCACT